CTGATACACATCTAATCTTAGCGAGAACCAGAAATGGTTCTCTTTCTTTAGAAGTTGATGAAAAAGGTTTAAAGATTCACGCCGAACTCATCGACACAACCAGCAATAGAGATATTTTCAAATCTATCGAAGCTGGATTATTAGACAAGATGTCATTTGCTTTTACTGTTAAAAGTCAAAGCTGGGATAAAAGCGGAAAACTTCCAAAGAGGACGATCACGGCAATTGATCGTTTATTCGATGTAAGTGTCGTAGACTTGCCGGCCTACGATCAAACTTCTATCCAAGCAAGCGCTCGATCTTTAGAGTTAGCGGATGCTGAACTAAAGGCATTGGAGAATGAAGAGACTCTTGAACGAAGAACAGTGCTAGTTAAAAGACTATCCATTAAAACCAAAATTTAGGAGGAAATTCATTTATGAATCTAGAACTTAGACTCAAAGAAATCAAAGCCCGTATTGATGAAATCCGTGGCTTAGTCGATTCCGAAACAGATGTCGAAAAGTTAGAAGCGTTTGATAAAGAAGTCGACGAACTTACAAATGAACGCAAAGCCATCGAAAAGAAACTCGCTATGAGAGGTAAGTTTGATGTTAATGCGATCATTGAAACCAAATCCACAGAAACTGCTGAAGAAGTAGAAGCTCGTGGCAAAGCTCTCAAAGAGGGCAGAACTGTTACCGTAACTGCAGATGGAGTTTTACTCCCAGAGCATGTCGATGACAAAATCTCTCCGGTTCCATTTAGAGAAGTCTCTACATTAGTAGAACAAGTTCACACAGTGAATCTTAAAGGTGGAGAAACCTATAAGAAATCATTCGTGAAATCTCATGGTACTGGTGGTCTTACCGCTGAAGGTGATCCTTATACCACAGCAGAACCAGAATTTGGTTATCTAACAATCTCCAAAGTTAAAGTTACTGCTTATGCAGAAATCACCGAAGAGTTAGAGAAACTCCCAGCGGCAGATTACCAAGGAGAAGTTTTAAAGGGTGTTAATATCGCTTTAAGAAAGAAAATCTCCGAACAAATCCTTCGTGGTGCAGGTACCACAAACACCTTCAAAGGTATCTTCTCTGCTAACTGTGAAGCTTTAGCAGATGCTACCGACTTAGAAATTAGCGCGATTGACGAGAACACACTCGATGATATCGTCTATGCCTATGGCGGTGATGAAGAAGTCGAAGGTGGTTGTATCCTCATCCTCAACAAGAACGATTTAAGAGCCTTTGCTGGTTTAAGAACCGCTGAAGGTAGAAAAGTCCATACTGTTGACTATAAGGCAAAAACCATCGATGGTATTCCATTCATCATCTCAAGTCACTGTAAAGCTATCTCTGCTGCAAGTACTCAAGCTGGTGAATATGGTATCGCCTATGGTCCACTCGCTAACTACGAAGTCCCAATCTTCAGTGGTGTAGAAGTAGCCAAATCCACTGATTATAAATTCAAAGATGGCATTATCTGCTATAAGGCTTCTGTCTTCACTGGTGGTAACGTCATCGGCTACAAAGGTTTCTTAAGAGTTAAAAAAGCTGGCTCATCCAATGCCGCTCAACCTGAAGAACCTGTAACTCCTGATCCAGAAAATCCTGATGACGGAGAATAGACCATAGGTCGAAACACGGAGGAGTGCCCGCTAACCTTGATAAGTCGCTAGTCGCAATACATTTTGAATAAGGAGAGATCCTTTTTCTTTTGTATGAAGGCGGGTCCTTTCGTTTAAGAGTAATAGGAAGAATATTCTAACGAGTAGAGGAGGTGTCTAAAATGTCGTGCGAAAACATGCTAGAGAAGATGAAGAAAGCTTTGCTTATCCCTGCAACAGAAAACTACGCTGATGATGAAATTTTGATTCATATTGCCTCGTGCCGCCAGTTGCTAGTCACAGCTGGAGTTCCTCGTGAAACCGCTGAATCAGATGACAATCCTTTAGTGACAGCTCTTATTACCATATTTGTGAAGACACATTTCGGATTCAATAGTAACGGAGAAGTGAAAGAGCTTCCCAAGAGCTTTGACGTCTTACTCAGGCAACTATGCTTGCATAGACCTGAGGTTGGTGGAGGTTCTTCCTCGTGATAGCGTATCCTAATTCCGGCAACATCAACTTATTCCTATTACGTGTTAAAACAGATGCTGATGATCTGGGAAACCAGGTCTTGCGTTTGGTCGGCTCCAAAGAGGTGGTGGGGATGACAGCCTCCATCACTTCTAAGGAACATTACTCTTCAAAAGAGAGCAAAGTTTTACTTGATTTTAAGGTTTCAATTCAAGTGTTCCTTTATGACGATAGCAAGTACCTTTATGTTCCTAATGAAGACACCATCTACAAAGTAGAGAGGACTTATCAAAACGGAATGTGGATGGAACTTTATGCTAGCGAAACCCAAATCAAAAAGGAGGACATCGTTGAATGGAATCTTTAGAACTTACCGCTCTCACACCAGAGATTGAAAAGGCC